TTACAGTAAAGACATAGAGGATCTGTTCATTAGTTTTATGATGAGCAAGCCGGATTTGTTTGTACGATGCAAAGGCATTTTAAAATCACAATATTTTGACGACAAACAGAATAGAGATACTGTTGCATTCATTGAGGGATACAGTGTTGATTTCTCTGATATCCCGTCGGTGCATCAGATTAAGGCAAAGACACATAAAGATATTATGCTTATGGAAGTCGACGCTGCAAAGCACGATAACTGGTTTTTGCGGGAGTTTGAAAAGTTTTGCAGGCATAAGGCGTTGCGAGATGCTATTTTGGCCTCGCCTGATTTATTAGAAGAGGGACGCTATGGCGAAGTTGAGTCAACCATTAAGGCTGCGGTACAAATCGCATTGGTTAAAGACCTTGGAACAGATTACTACCTTAACCCTAAAGAAAGACTCGAGGCGATTAGGGAAGGTAAAGGACAATGTTCTACCGGGTGGAAAACAGTAGACGAAAAACTTTACGGTGGATTAAACAAAGGTGAAATAACTATCTTTGCTGGACAGTCTGGTGCAGGTAAGTCACTGTTCTTACAAAATCTTGCTGTGAACTGGGCTGAGGCCGGATTCAATGTAGTGTATCTGTCACTTGAACTTAGCGAAAAACTTTGTTCTATGCGTATTGACGCAATGCATACCGGATACGAAACACGCGAAGTTATGCGTAACATCGATGATGTCCACATGAAGGTACGTGCATCGCAGATGAAGAGCAAGGGTAGTCTACGAGTTAAACAGCTACCCAACGGATGTACCTCAAACGACATTCGTGCATTTATTAAAGAATACGAAATCTTTATGGGGATTAAGGTAGATTGTATCTTAGTCGACTACTTAGACTTAATGATGCCGATGAGTAAGAAGATTAGCGCAGAAAACTTATTCGTTAAGGACAAATATGTAACTGAAGAATTGCGTAATCTTGCAGTTGAATTACAGACAGTAACCGTATCAGCTTCACAGTTAAATCGTGGGTCATATGAAGAAATTGAATTTGATCCAAGTCACATTGCGGGTGGTATTTCTAAAGTTAATACAGCAGATAACGTTATTGGTATTTTTACAAGTGCAGCAATGAAAGAAGGCGGCAGATATCAGATTCAATTCATGAAGACTCGTTCTAGTTCTGGTGTTGGTTCTAAAGTGGACTTAGCATTCAATACAAAGAGTTTGCGTATCACTGACCTCGAAGAGGGTGACGACGATGCAGTTCAGGCAACATCAAAGAATATATACGAACAACTTAAGAAAAAGAGTGTTGTAAGATCAGGCGAAAAGTTAGATGCAGAATCGGGCGAAATAACAAAAATCACACCAAGGGAAGGATCTAAGGTGGACGCAATCGAAGGTGCAGCCGGTTTAAGAGCGTTCTTAAAGAAACGTTGATAATAATATTAAAAGTTGATAAATAGCTGAACAAACCGGAGATACTGAATTGTCCATTAATCGTAAAAGCAGATCAATACTTGAGGAAATTAGCACCTATGTTCCTCAGAAGAGTAAAGAAGATCTTATTGAGGCAAGGGCACAGCATATTATAGTATCGGCTATAAATTTACTTGAGTCCATTGATGAAAGTTTTTCAGCCGAGGATGCAGAGGCGTTAAAGAAGCGATTTGTTTCGAGCATCCGCGGCTCTGACCCAAACCGATTTACTCGTATGGTTAAACGCATTAAGTTTGGCGATTGCGACGAGGGTGATGACGGGCATGGCATCTAATCTTACAAAAGACTGGATACAGTATCTTAAAAATAATCAGATTGCAGCATTACAATCTGATCCTAAATCCGGCAGATTGAATTATAAAAGAAAAGTAACCGCATCTGATGTCGTTAATTTCTTGCAAGTAAAAACAGACTACGACGATGAACAAATAAATCAAGCTATTGAGCGCGTAGTAGGGTCAAAAGACAGCGCGTCGAATTTGCCTGCAACTCAGCAAAAACCCAGCAACTCTGCACAACAAGAACCTGCACCCAGCGCACCACCATCGCCACCTGGCCAGAAAAAGTATAACAACAACGACGCAACTGATGTTGAGCCACGATACGGTCCACGCCCTGCATTAACAGGTCCACAAGCGAGATTACCATCACCGCAAGCAGCAGAACCACAACAGGGCACTAAGCGTCCGCACACCGGTGGCAAAAAGAAGGGCGAGTTAAGCCAGACACCTAATGCTATTCGTAAAAGACAAGCAAGGTCTAACAGAAAAGCTGGGCTAACCGAAGATTTTGTTGATGACCCAGGCGAGGAATTAAGTGAAAAAGAAGTCGAATCGATTTTTAAGATCTTGGCTAAATCAACGGTGGAACCGTCGGGCACAGCTCAGACTGGACAGAGAAATCCATCGCTGGACACACAAAAGGTACGAGAGGAAGAAATAGAAAAACTAAAAAGTGTTATAAGTGATTCTATGTCCGCAGAGCAACGAAAACAATTATGGGATGCATTACAAGAATCACTAAATGAAGGCTATGCTGATAAAGGTGATGTAAAACAGATATTCAACTATCTAGGTAAAAATAGTTCATATAAGACACCAAATCTGGATATAGGGAGTCTTCAGAAAGCATGGGCATCTGCGGGATATCCTAGTGACACAGATGAAATTGCTGCAATATTAAAGAAATACGGATTCGATGAGTCAGCTATAGAAACTGCATTTACGAATGTATTAGGTAGCGAATATAACAACAATGATAGTGAAGAATCTGATTCAACTGATCAACCAAGTGATGCAATATTAAAAATTGCCGATTATATAAAGCGTGCAGGATTAACCAGCGAAATCATTGCATATATGCAGGAAAACTTTGGTAGCGAACTTACTGCAGAACCTAAGCAGGGTATGTTTAAGCGTGCAATGAATTATGGTAAGAATCTGTTTAAGCGGAAACCGACATCAGAAGATGTAAGACAAATATTTGTAAATATTTTGAAAGAGGAAAGACGCGGTTTACCCGATATAATTAGAAAAGAAGAACATAAGCAGTTAGGGCGAAATAAAAAATGAGATTAGACGAAATCACTTTATCAGATGTTTTGAAGTCTGATCAATATGTTACATTACTGCGCAGGCTAAAGACTGATGCAAAAGATGATATCAACGTAACTCGTATTAAGAACAGAGTTATACAGTCATGGAAGAAGGGGTTAACCTCACGCAAACACTACGGTGATCTGCTTAACACAATTAACATTAATATCGGCGATCTTATAGATAAATGATAAATAAATGTATGAATAGGATAAACCTATCACAATTTAAGGAGTTATTATTATGACAACAAAAGTAAATGGCGCAGCTTACCCAGGCGTATGGGTTGAACGTAAAGTTGCATTCGTTAAGTTAACATTCAACAAAGACATCGCGGCTCTTGCAGCAGCTGATCTTACAGTTCTTGGTACAGCTACACCAGCTGGTGCAGGCACTGTAGCTGGTTCAGTATTCGGTGTTGTAGAAAGTGCAATGGTTCAGGCTCTTAAGTCGCTTGAAACTCGTGCTACTGTTCTTGCAATCAGCGAGTACGATGCAACTGGTTTTGCAGTTGACGTTATGCTTGGTAATGCAGAAGGTTGGTTCGCACCTTTGACAGATGGCGTTATTGCTACAGCTATCCCAGTAACAGGTGCTCAAGCAGTTGTAACAACAGCTGGTGCAGCACCTACATCAACAGTAGGCGCACTTGTTAGCGTTGTTCCTGGTGCAGTTACATTTGATATGAACTTTGTTTATATGAATGGCACAATGGCTGACGCAACAGGCGGCAATGGTGCATTGGTTTCTGGTCCAGGTGCTACATCTGGTGCTACACCACCAAACAGCCCAACAGGCACAGCTGGTTTCTATCCAAAAGCAGTCTAATTTTAATATTAGCAAATCAGAAAAGCGGCTTCGGTCGCTTTTTTGTTGACTATAATTTCTGTAATGTGATAAATAAGTACAATTGTAGGAGATTACAAAATGACTTTCAAAGTAAACGGCGGTATCATTAATGAACAGACATTAACTGGTAGCCTTAGATATTTCAAAATGACTGGTCCATTTGCGTGGACAGTTTCAAACGGTTCGGTTAACTTACCTGTTTCTGTGTCGGGTGGAGAAATTACAGCAACTACTTATTTTGTTGTTGGCAACGATAGACCTGTCCCAAATAGTGCAGCAGAGTATGCATTGCAAGAAATTTCTAAACAATGCAGTATTGCTATTATTTCTGTTCAGCCAGCAAGTTATGGTGGAACAACACAAATACACTTTGCAATCTCTGCATCAGCAGTAGGTTGGGGTGCAAATGATCCGTTGACAACAGCAGCAGAAATGCAGGCAGCAGTTCAGGCATTAGGTAACAAGACTGTATATATTACAGTTGGCGCAGCAAATCAGGCAACGCCGCCTGTCACAGCGGTTGCTAACTTAGGCACAGTAACTATTGTTGAAGTCCCGTTCAAATTAGCATAAACTTTATGTAAAAGAGATAGGCACCCGTGTGGTGCTTTTCTTTTGATCGCACGATCTACTTTTCTTGATAAATATGTAAAATATTCGAGGATTACCTTTATGCCAATTAGAACGAACGGTGGCGTCTTTAATGATCAGATGTTAACTGGTTCTCTGGTACACTATGTTGTATGCGGAGCAGACTTCAGCGGCGCCATTAATAGTTTCGGGCAACCAGTACCACATTCGTGTGCTGAAATTATATTCAATAGAATTGAATCAGGCGCATACATAGATATCATGAATCCAAATCAGTATAATCTATCATTTGCATTAGAGTCTGATAGATCTGTTTGGAACGAAGCATCATTGCAAATAATGATACAATCGTTAGGAACTGATGTAGGTGTCGATCATATCAATTGTTCTGCGTTAACAGTAAAAGAAGTACCATACATTTGGTCATGCTGCACTGGCTCAGAGAGCTTCCTCGATTTAACAGATACACCTGCAACATACGCTGGTTCTGCCGGCTATGTTGTTACTGTAAATCCTACAGCAACAGGGCTAATATTCACTCCTGGTGGCGGAGGCGGATCCGGGAATACATTCTCGACTATTGCTGTACCTACGCAGCCATCTATAACAGCAGTAGGGAATGACACATTAACATTTCTACCGGGCAGCAATGTTGTTATTACAACAAATGCACTGGCTAAAACAGTAACAATTAATTCAACAGCTGGCGTTGATTATGTACCAGTGCCGACTGGGTCAACGTTAAATTTCAGCACTAAGTATTTTGTAACAGGACCATACGCTGTATTACCACTGCCACTATCATTTGTGACATTGCCGTTGGGTACAGGGTCTGGTCGCGCTGCGGGAACATCTGTTATTATTTCTAAACCAGCAAATAGCACTGGGCCTATATCCTTGCTTGTCAATACTCAGGGTGCAGATTTGATATCGACTGACCTTGGAGCAACAAATTCAGTCGAATTCGATGCCACACAAGAAATTATACTCATATTTGACGGAATATCTACATGGGAACTTCAGATTGGTTCTATAAATTAATAAAACCCAGCTAAATAGAATATAAGGACAACAAATGCCAATTAAAATCCACGGTGCAGCAACATCAATGCAGAATTTAACTGCTGACTTGCAGTATTATGTCTGCTATGCTTCTTCTCCGGGCGCATTTACTGACCCAAACCCGAATCCTCCATCGTCGCAAGAACTTGCTCGCCTATTAAACATACAGGTGACAGGTCATCCGCTAGATGAAAGTCAAAAAAACTTTGAAGTTTTACTGATGAGTATAGGGTTAAGGGCTATGCCTGTTATTCTTGCTGATCCTATCGCTGTATTTCAGTTAGCAGACTATACATTAGAACTTTCCGGCGAAGGATTTGTATGGAAATTTGCTGTAGAACGTGGAGTACAGTTTTATAACTTTACCCCGTATGGTTCACCTGGCCCAGTGGGACTATTAGTAGATGACCTCGACGGGGTGATTTTGCCCAGCGGTGTAAGAGTAACAACAGTCAATGGCAGTCCAACAGGTTGGGCAAAGAACATTGCTTTTTCTAGAATGGAGTTTGCATAATGCTTAGACATAACCCGAAGATCGCACAACTTATGTACGAAGATGTAGTAAATAAACTAGTTAATATGAAGGGTATTACTTTGCAAGAAGCAAGGAAAGAACTCTCCAATATGTCATTTATTCAATACATGATATTATCGGAAGCCAGCGCAAATATTACTCCACCATCGGGGCAGACGATTAGCCCATCCTCTAATCCAGTGAGTCCTACAGCAACAACGCAAGGTCCACAAAAAGCACCGTCAAAGGCGCAAGTTATGTGGGCAGGTCAGGGTTCTCCTATTGAGCAAGGTATGACAGTAGGACTTAAAGGTCCCAATGGGATACCTGTACCGGGCGAAATAACACAAGTTGATAAATCTGCAAATGGGGTTAGGGTAAGAAATCCCACCACAGGACAGGAAGAATGGCACGGTAATGATGATTTACAACAGTTTGTAGGTGGAAACACTGTTCCAGGCTCCACTAATCAGGCTGCTGGACTACAGCAACAACAAATGGCCGAAGATTTAAAAAGAATGAAGCATCTTGCAGGTATTTCCGAAGATGCAAGTGGTGGCGCATCATGTGCTGGCGGTATTGCTACTGCACCTACAGCAATGGGCAATGTGAAACGCAGACAAGCAGTAGAAGAGGGCCCGTCTGAAGAATACACCCCCGAAGTTGCAAAAACTGTAGCAGGTGATACAAAGCCGAACCAGGCATCTGGTAGATTATCTGCTAACTTAGCAGCTCGTGGCAAAAAAACAGCAGCAAGAACAAACAACGGATTTAAAAAATAATGGAAAGAATTGAACTCCTTGATAGGCTAGATAGGGCAACCGATAAGGCTGCAACTTATGCTATTCAGCGCGGGTTACCTATTCCTAGTAAAAAATCCGGCATATGGGTCGGTAACACCTTTATTAAGAAAAATAAAAAAGGCTTCTACGACATATTTACATTAGACAAAGAACCACTGTTTAATGATATTATGGTATTTGATGTTGCTACCATTATAGCACAAAGACATACAAACGGTGAATTTAAGACTATAGAAAAGGTATTGGCCCTAGAGTATGCTTATGCAAAACATCACACTGATATGTTACATTATCTACATTGTATGAGGGCAGCAAAAATGCGCCACGATTATGATACAATGGCAATTTTAGAAGATAAATTTCAGATATCAGAGATGCGTGCTAAGAAGACCCGGGATAGTATCTCTGTTTTCAAAAGAGTTAAATAGCCGATCAGAATGATAAATACTAAAAATAAAACTTAATAGGAACGGTTTATATGCTTTTGAACGATATTGGTAGAGTCCCGACTACTACACTGAAGAAGATAAATCAGCATCTCGAATCTAACTATGGATTTAAGATTACTGAAGAGGCTCAAGATCACGACTTAGTAGCAATCATGGAAACAATCCAGGACGAAATTACTGATTTAAAAATCAAGGGCAATGATGCTAAAGCATCCCCCGAAATCTCTAAACGATTGCTTGTATTGGAAGGATTAAAGACATTGCGAGAATTTGCTATGTTGCAGTTTCAATCTCCTAAACTAGAGACAGTTATAAGCGGAATGGTTAGCTTTGTAGTTGATACTTTTCATCATGCCGGGACAAGCATGGCAGACTTTGACGAAGCAATGAAAGACGCTATGAAGGTTTACCGTTCTAGTAAATATCGCTTTCCAGATGATTATATTGAACAGCGTGTGCGCAGCGCAGCTATGGCCCAGCTTGGTTCTGCAGAAGAATCTGCACCAATGATGGAAGATACTGAAACAGACGAAGAGGCTGATATTGCGCAAGGTGACGCCGACATGAACGGGCTGGAAGAAACAGCAAGCGGTGTTGAGCGTGGGCAAGAATTTGTCCCACATCCACACTCACCAATGCCCCACCAACAATCACTGAGAAAACAACAACCTAAACCACAGGTACCGGTAGTGCGTAATCCACATACCGGTGACTGGCAAGAAGACCCATTTGCTGCAAAAGCAGCCGAAAGAAGAAAAGGACTAGCAATGAGAGAAAATATGAACTTAGTACAAAATCTGCGCCGCCTACTTGAAACAGAAGTAAGCCAGGCCGAAGTTATGATGGCTGCAAAGGGCTTTGCTCAAGAATTGCAGGAAATGGTTGAAAAGATCGGCCGTTTACAAAACGAAGATCTACCACCTGTCACAGATCAAATGCGTGAAACATACGGTATGGAATCTGCATCAGCATTCCAAACACAAATTTATGGCGCATTGCAGAGCGTTATGGATTCTTTGTACACAGCAAAAGGTCAAGTTGACGATGCAGTTGGAAACATGGCCTCAACTGGCCAAGTTAGTGCTTCGGTTGACATGGACAAAGACATCGGAATGGATGGCGGTATGGATGGCGACATGGGCATAGATGATAGCGACATGGGCGATGCAGACTTAGATTTAGATAATATCGGTGACGAATTAGGTGACGAAGATGAATTCGGCGGCGCTGAAGGCGAAGAACCGCTAGGTCGTGCAATGAAAACTGAATCTGCATTACAAAAGAAAGTTATGGAAATGCAAAAACTTGTTGCTAAGGCACGCAAACTAAAAGAATCAAGAAAATAAGCGCATGAGAGCTAAAGAAATCCTATATGAGGACTATTCTCAGCGCCTTGATTCAGATCTAAATAATCTACTTATTGGTGCTAAAGGCAACGGTGCTCAGAACATTAACACGCAGGCTATAGCAAACCAGTTACAGGGCATGGGGTATTCAGTTGATGTAAACAGCCTAATGGCTATGTTGCAAAATAATCCTATTGTAGCAAGTGCAACACCCGAGAGCATCACACTAACCGGGCAAGAAGGCGCCGGTGGAGGCCAAACCCAAGATAATGCTTCTCGCGTAAGCGACATGGCGGCTAAGGCTACAAAAATAGGATAACAATATGTCAGATTGCTGCACACCCGGTTCTGGATTCCCTTCTGCATCTTCGATGCAACAAATGGCTACAAATAATGCAGTTGTGTGGGAAGAAATCTGCATGTTGCAGCAAGCCATACTAGCAGCATCTAGCCAGTGCCAGGTGGGTGGTGGTCAGATGTGCACAACAGTCGGTGGTACAACCCCAATGACTTTTGTATCAGGTGTAACATCTATCGGTGTAACAAATCCTGGTGCGGGATATATGCAAGATACGCCAGCTATGGTATTTGTTCCACCTAACGGAAGTGCTGGCGCACTAGCAACAGGTTCATTAGTTACTAATGGTGGAAATATTATCCAAGTAAATGTTACAGCAGGTGGTTCAGGGTATCAACCAGTGCCTGCTACATTGTCAGTATCATCTATTGCAGGTTTCGGTGCTATATTACAGCCGTTAGTTAATGCAGCAGGTCAGATTGTATCTATTAGTATAACAAACGCTGGATCGGGTTATACCACTGCCGATTCAGTAACAGCAACCCGTGCCGTAGCACCAAATATTGCATATGTTGATGCTGTATTTCAGATTACTTCAGTTAGTGTAACAGGCGAGATATTAGCAGTTATTGTAATGAATCCTGGATCGGGTTATCAAGATAGTGTTGCAACTGTACAGATTGTGTCATCTATTAATCCATTAACACCGTACCCACTTGGGACAGGTTTTCAGGGAACTGTATTAACTGATGCACTAGGTGTCATTACGCAGGTTGTTATTTCAAACACGGGGTATGGATATTCTACAATGAATCCTTATCTTGTTATTAGTGACCCGGGCACTGGTGCAACAACGCAAGTTAACCTGGTAAGTGATACAGTCGGGACTATTACCGTTCTTACTCCGGGCACCAACTATACACAGACTGCGGTAGGCACAGTTTTTAATCCATCAACTGCTCCCTTGCCTAATCCACCGTCTACTCCAGCAATAGTTGATATTATTGTCAACAATAACACATTCGGGACAACGCCTACACTGTATTGGCAAGTATGGGCAGGAGTGGCTACAAATAAGCCTATTTCCGCACAATTAAACACTGTATTATCGTATTTTAAGGGGTTAGGATACACAATAGCTATTCAAACTAACCCTGCTACAACAAATACCATCCAGTGGAAAATTTGCTGGTAAGCATTGACTTACGAAACTCTTAATGCTATAATGCATTAATGAACATAGTATCGAAATTTGATTATAAACCACTTGAGCGAGTTGATCACCCAAGTGGTCGCCGCTACATAGTAGGGGAGGGTCGCCCTCTCCCATCCGTGACAACAATCCTATCAAAAACAAAAGACATGACATTCTTAAAAGAGTGGCGTGCCAATGTGGGCGAGGCTGAAGCTACCCGAATTACAACTGAAGCTGCTGGCATTGGTTCAAGCATGCACAACAACTTAGAAAAGTATATATTAGGCAAGGAAATGGCTGGCAACTTAATATCCCAGATATTAGCCAGTGTTATTATTAAGCAAGGCCTTGTAAATGTTGACGAGATTTGGGGAATAGAAGTTGGCCTCTTCTCTAAAGAGTTATATGCAGGAACTACAGACTTAGTAGGAGTGCATAACGGTGTGCCAGCCATAATGGACTTCAAAAATAGTCGCGCCGCAAAGAAAAAAGAATGGATCGAAGACTATTTTATGCAATTAGCAGCATACGCATTGTCACATAATGAAATGTATGGCACGACAATTAACAAAGGCGTTATAATGTTAGCAACACGGGACGCTAAATATCAGGAATTTATTATAGAGGGTGATGAATTTACGCACTACGAAACTATGTGGGCAAACAAAGTATGCTCATATTATAATCAGTTCGGAATCAGCTAAATACATCACAGGAGAGATTCAATGACAACAGGTACACCCGTAGTAGTTTCACGCATTCAAAACAGACGAGGCACACAGTCACAATTCGACGCATTATATCCTACATATCCAGGGGTAGGCAATAATATATTACAGCCAGGTGAAATTGCTTTATGCACTGATACACGACGAGTTTTTGTCGGCAATCTAAACGGCGAATATGTAGAAATTGCTGTCAATAATTCTCAATCTAACATTTCGTTCTTACCGGTACAGGTATCGTTACCACCCGTATCAGTGATGACACCAATCCCGGAATTAGTATTCGCCCCGACGTCTTTTTTAACTATATTATACAGCATGACCGATGTGCCGTCAGCAATTGCAGCCCCGGGACTTAATTTTTCTAAAAACGGTGAACTACACATAACAGCAATTGTAGATATTCCATTACAACCAAATCATGTATCTTTAACAGATAACAGTATAGAAGTTAATACATTAGCAGCCGATATAAGCATATCTGCAGACTATAATTTAGATGGCAACATAGAATTATCCTATGTACACAATTTTCCGTTCCCTGTAACTTTCAATACAAGCACTATTATCTGGACACCTATTTAATATAAGAGGTTAATATGAGTTGGAATAATATTCCTGACGACGAGCGTCTCCACCTGTGGAAAATCTTAAGGAAGGATATATCTTCTTTAGTGTTCGAAGAACAACTAGACAAGGTAGCTAAATTCTTCGCAAACATGCCGTACGGATCACGGTCACTTGACTATTACAGTCCAGCAGAATGGCCTACACCGTGGGAGATCATATTCCACGGAAGCTTATGTAAAAGTTCGATAAGCTTGCTAATATTCTATACATTTTCCTTACTGCATACAGATCATAGAGTAGAATTACACCTTATAGACGACGGGGAAGATGAATATCTTCTTCCTATAATAGATGATCAGTTTGTGTTGAATTACCAGTTAGGGATGGTAAGTAATTACTCAGATGTCTGTACAGAATTTACTGATAAACAAACATTTTCCGAACAACAAATTAAAAAAATAGCATAGAGAGAACACATTAATGGCAACAGGTAAAGAAATCATAGTAGAGAAGCGCGATGGTACAAAAGAACTGTACGATGTTTCGAAAATTAAGAAGTCAATTCAAATGGCATCAGAGGGGCAGGATGTAAATCCGCTGGAATTGGAATCGAAATTTGACCAATTCCTAAAATCAGGTATTAAAACACGCGATATTCAACTAAATGTTATTCAGCATGCAGTGCAGTTAGCAACACCACAGGCACCAGACTGGCTTAATGTTGCAGGAAGCGCATTGGCAATGGATGAATGGGCTAATTTTTCATTACGCGGTAAATCTTTCAGAGAAATTGTTCACTATAATGTTAAAAAAGGTAGTTATAGCAAAGAACTATTAGAATTCTATACAGATGAGAACTTAGATGAACTTGCACCATCACTAAAATTAAATAGAGACTTAGATTACAGTTACGCTAGCTTAATCACAGCTAAGAAAAAGTATTTAGGTAAACATGAACTAAACCAGCATATGCATATGGTCAACGCCATGCGATTTGGTCAGTTTGAGCCTGAAGAAACACGAGTTAAGTTTGTTAAGGAAGTTTACAATGCATTATCGCAGCGTAAGATCTCTCTTGCAACACCGTTTTTATCTAACTTACGCAAAGGCGGCAATGTAGCATCATGTTTTATTATTGCAGTTGAAGATGATTTGGATAGTATATTTGATAATGTCAAACGAGTGTCGAAAATCTCTAAAAATGGTGGCGGCCTAGGTATTTTCTTAGGTTATCTACGTGCTAAGGGCGATGATGTCAACGGATATGAAAATGCTGCTGGTACAGTGGTACAATGGGTTAAGATTTTTAATGATACACTGGTTGCAGTAAATCAGGGCGGCAAGCGAGCAGGCGCAGGTACCATTGCATTACCTATTTGGCACAATGACATATTGGACTTCTTGGATATGCAGACAGAACACGGTGATTTACGTATGAAAGCATACGATGTATTCCCACAAGTAACTATCCCTGATATTTTCATGGAACGAGACAGGAATAAGCAACCATGGATTACATTCTCTCCATTTGAAGTTAAGAAAAAGTTAGGCATTGATGTGCGTGGCCTACATGGCCAAGCGTTTACAGATGCATACCTAAAGATTGAGCAAGCGTTCAATGATGGTAAGTTGAAAATTGCACGTAAAATGGATAATGCTCGCGACTTAATGAAGATCATTATGCGTATTCAATTCGAGACAGGATTACCGTATCTTGCATTCACTGATACAATAAACGAGTATAACCCTAATAAGAATGATACTGACAACATTGGTATCCCATGTGTAAACTTATGCACAGAATCATTTTCTAATGTCATGCCTGACAAGTTAGGTCATGTATGTAACTTAGCGTCTATAGTGCTGGGCAACATTAAAAATATGGCGGAATTAGGCAAAATTTCCGCCCTTACCTGCAAGATTCTGGACTACGGTATTAGTTTAACTAATGCTCCCGACAGTATAACATCAGCACACAACGACCGGTACAGGACAATAGGCATAGGCTTACAAGGATTACACGATCACCTTGCAAGAGAGTGGTTAAACTTTAGGGATTTAGATTACATTCGTGAGATTGCCGAGTGTGTAGAGTATCATGCTGCAATGCAAAGTGTGGAATTAGCTAAGAGATTTGGGTCATTTAAGGCATACGATAATTCCGAATGGAAAAATGGTAATCGTGTTGCTCAATTTGCAAAACATGCATCTGGCAAATATGATTGGGCCGCATTACAAGCAGCTATCGACGAACACGGGATGCGAAATAGTCAGCTAACAAGCCCTGCACCGAATACAAGCACCTCAATCTACATGGATTCCAGTGCAAGTGTGTTACCTGTATACGATGCATTCTTTTCAGAAGATAACAAGAACGGCAAATTAGTTGTAGCTGCTAAATTCTTAAAAGATAACCCGTTAGGCTATGGTAAAACATTCCCTAAACACACAGCAACTGAAATAATCGATGTAGTGGCTGAATTACAAAAATTTACTGACACAGGCTGCTCTATGGAGTTAATATTTGATCAGAACAAAGAGACATTTAAAGCACAAGACCTATACGATGCAATTCATTATGCGCACCGTAAAGGAATCAAGGCAATTTATTATATTAGGTCTATTAAGAAGAATGCATCAATTGACGCGTCTAGGCCCGAAGAGAACTGCGTAGCTTGTGCTGGATAAAAATTATGACATTAGAACAAAAGAAAATATTTAACGAATTTGGTGATGATTCTGCAACCGCCCGTAATATTATAAACGGCAGTGCTACCGGCATTATGAATCTAAACAGTGTAAAGTACCAATGGGCACCTAAACTGTATAAAATAATGGTAAACAACTTCTGGATTCCTGAAAAGATTTCATTAGTTGATGATAAAGTTACTATTAAAGAGCTAACAAAAGATGAAATGGCTGCATTTAAAAATACAGTGTCTTTTTTGATTGCACTCGACAGTATGCAAGTAAACAACTTACCTAATATTGCTGACTATATCACAGCACCGGAAGTAAGTGGGCTATTTACTATACAGGCCTTTCAGGAACTGATTCATTCACAGTCGTATCAATACCTATTATTGGAGTTATTTCCGAGCACCGAGCGTGAAGAAATATACAATTTCTGGAGAGATAACCCAATGTTGTTGAAGCGCAATAAGTTTATTGCTGGTCAAT